GGGCGTTGCTGAATGAAGCGCCTGACCAAAACCAGGCAGATCGCCCTGTGCGGCCTGACAGCGGCGGGCAGTCTGGCCCTGGATAAAACCGCTATGACCCTCAACTCCGTCAACAAGTTCAGCACGATTGCGGTGAACCGGGCCGGGAACGGGGCCATCTCTGCGCAGTCCAGCAATACCAAGGTGGCAACCGTCGATGTGTCCGGCGACACCGTTCTGGTGACAGGCGTGTCCGACGGCAGCGCGACCATCACCATCAAGGTCGCCGAGGGGAGCAACCACACCGCGCCGCAGAACAAGACCTGCAGTGTGACGGTGGACTTCTCCAACGTGTTCGGCGTGTGCTGGAACAAGACCAGTTCCACCGCCCTGACCCGGCTGACCACCAGCAATGACCCCAATAAGCTGGTGACGGTGAACATCACCGGCAATCCCGCCCCCGCCGTGGGCACCGGGGCGGGCAGCTCCCCCTTTGACGCCTATGCCCCCTGGAAAGACATGGAGGAGTACAACATCATCAACAACGCCGTGTCCCACAAGCGGGGAGAGGCCGGGTTCTCCAGAACCAACTATGACACAATGGTCTATATCCCCGAGTTCTGGTTCAAGATCACGGAGAGCGGCGGCAAGCGGTATTTCTACATCAGCAGCGGGGCCAAGAACGGCTTCACCAAGCACCCCGGCTCCGGCAAGTATGTGGCCCGGTACAACACCATCAACGGCTACTTCTCCAAGTCCGGCGCCGCGCCCCTGGGCAGCATGACCCGGGCCACGGCCAGAACGCAGTCCAAGGCCAAGGGCAGCAAGTGGAGCCAGTACGACTTTGCCGCCTGGAATGCTGTGTGGCTGTTGTACCTGGTTGAGTTCGCCGATTGGGACAGCCAGGCCAAGATTGGCAAGGGCAATGTGAGTTCCAACGGCATCCAGAATAACGGCGGCACCGACAGCATGACCTACCACACCGGGCGGGCCGCCGGTACCGACGGACAGACCCAGGTGCAGTACCGCCACATTGAGAACCCCTGGGGCAACATTTGGGAATGGATCGACGGCGCCAACTTCAATGCCCGGAAGTCCTATATCTGCACCAATCGGGCCAACTATGCGGACGACACCACGACCAACTACACCGACGCTGGCGTGACTCTCCCCTCCAGCGGGTGGATCAAAGACCTGGGCATGAGCAACAATTTCCCCTGGGCGTTCCTCCCTAACACCAACGGAGGCAGTGAGACAACGTTTATCCCGGACTATGTGTACTCCAACACCGGCTGGTACGTCCTCGTGGTGGGCGGTAACTACGGCAACGGGTCTGACGCTGGGTTGTTATGCTTCAACGCGAACCACTCCTCGTCGGGCGCCGGCAGCAACATCGGCGCGCGGCTCCTTTATCATCCCTAATGGGGGACCGGGGGTCGCAACCCCCCGCGCTCCCAGGCTTGCACCCGTCACCGATAGAACGGCGGGCCTCCTGGGGGTCCGGGGGCGGAGCCCCCGGTTAATAAATTTTTGAAAATAACGTATTTCGTTATTTCCTCCCAGTTTTCCTCATGCCGCGAGGCAAGGATTATAATTCGCATGGGACTGTCTGCGCAGTGCGCCGAGGCTTGACCTGTGAACTCCAACACCGGCTGGTACGTCCTCATGGTGGGCGGTAACTACAGCAACGGGTCGAACGCTGGGTTGTTCTACTTCAACGCGAACAACTCCTCGTCGAACGCCAACAGCAACATCGGCGCGCGGCAACTTGTTTTCGAGTACAACGCGCAGGCTTTTCCACACCGCTTGGTGAAAATATTGTCGGGAGGACAGGGTTTAGTAGGCCTTTGCTCGAAAGACCTTGCAGACAAACAAGGAGCATGAGAAATGCCAAAAAGAGTTGGTTTCCTCTACGAAAAGATGGCGGACAAGGACTTCATCCGCGCCACCATCATCAGAGCATCCAGAAGAAAGCGGAAAAGGAGAGATGTTCGCCGTGTGCTGAAGAACCTGGACGATTATGTTGACCGCACCTATGAGATGGTCAAGACCGAGAGATTTGTTCCCACCCCGCCGCATGAGCGGGAGGTCTACGACGACAGCAGCCAGAAATGGAGAACCATCAAGGTCGTTCCGTTCTGGCCGGACGGCGTGATGCACTGGCTCTTGGTGGAGGCGATGCGCCCGGTGCTCATGCGTGGGATGTATCATTGGTCCTGCGCCTCTGTCCCCGGGCGGGGCGGCAAACGGGTGAGCAAGTATATCCGGCGTATTCTGCGGGACGACCCCAAGGGCAGCAAGTACGCCGGGGAACTGGACATCAAGAGCTACTATCCCTCCATCCCCATCCGGCGGCTGATCTGGGCGCTGGCCCGGAAAATCAAAGACAAGCGTTTCCTGCGCACCGTGTACTCCATCCTGGAGTCCTGCGGCGGCGGGCTGGCCATCGGCTATTACATCTGCCAATGGCTGGCGAACTACTATCTGGAGGTGCTGGACAACTATATCCTCGCTCTGCCCGGGGTGAAATACATGGAACGGCACATGGACAACATCAATATCTTTGGGCCGAACAAGAAGAAACTCCACAAGGCCCGGACGCTGATAGCCGAATTTATGACAAAGCGGCTGGGCGTCACCATGAAAGGCAACTGGCAGATATACCCCGTGGCAAAGCGCATGGTAAGTGCCGTGGGCTATCGCTTTGCCCGGACACACACCACCCTGCGCAAGCGAAATTTCCTGCGGTTCACCCGTCAATGCCGGCGGGCACAGAAGAAAATCGACGCCGGGGCGCCTATCTCGCACCAACTGGCGTCGGGACTGCTCAGCCGGATCGGGCAGCTGCAGCACTGCGACAGTCATAAAATCCGGGTCAAATACGTTGACCCGATAGGAGTTAAAAATCTAAAGGAGGTTGTACGCCATGAGAGTAAGAGGCGACATGCTGCCCAGCGGCTCGTTCACGCTGGAGGAGCAGCCTGACAAGCCGGGGTTCTGCCTGGTGCGGTTCTTCGAGAATGCGGAGCCGTTTGAGGAAACCAAGGACGGGCTGACCATCAGCGGCTACCAGTACGACGAGTACCACTTGGAGATGGAGGATACCGGCGACCTGGAGGCGGACGTGTCCAACAACTACGAGACGCTGCTGGCCCAGGCAAAGGCCCTGGAGGGCGATTCCGGCCCCGCCAGCTTGGAGGAAAGGGTAAATACTCTGGAGGCGGAAAAGGCCGACAGAGGCGACGTGCAGGCCGTGTGGGACCAGATGGCCGCGGCATACAGTGAGGGGGTGCAGGAGGCATGAAAAGCCAGGACATGATTTTGGGCGTGATGCGCGCCCAGGGCGCGGCCGACGCGCTGGATCTCCGGGGGCGGGCCGCTGATATGGACGGTACCGCCATCATCGCCGAGGAGGACAAGGTTCCGGCCTTCGACCCCGCCAAGGACTATTCCCAGTGGCCCGCCGGCGCTCCGGTGCGGGATGGGGAGCAGGTCTACAAGCTGATCACGCCCCACAATGCGGCGCACTACCCCGACAGCCGCCCCTCCAACACCCCGGCGCTGTGGAGCATCACCCACACCAAAGACCCGGCCAGGGCCAAGCCCTGGATGCCTCCCAGCGGTACCAGCGGCCTCTACGCCAAGGACGAGTGCTGCACCGACCCGGAGGCGGCAGACCCCGCCGCCGTCTACCGCTCCAAGGTGGACAACAACGCATATTCCCCCGGCGCCTACCCCCAGAATTGGGAGCTGGTCGAGTAACTGAAAAGCAACGCAGAGGCAACCGCTGAGGCGGTTGCCTTTTTCGTCGTTGGCAGAAAGGGGGTGAACCAGATGGAGGCAGTAACTCTTGATATGGGGCAGCTCGTGCTTGCCTTTATCGCCGCTATGGGGATTCCTTCGGCGGTCATGGGCTTTGTCATGTGGAAGCTGGAACGCCGTATCTCCAAGCGGGAAGCTGAGGCAGAGGAACGGGAAAAGGCCCAGGAAAAACTTTTCATCCTCATTGTCCAGAGCAGCGGGGCGGCTATTGCTTTGGGCGAGGCCACGGCCCGGGCTGTTCAGCGTATCCCGGACGCTCACTGCAACGGCGATATGCACGCCGCCTTGGAGTACGCCACGGACATTAAGCACAAGCAGAAAGACTTTTTGATGGAGCAGGGCATCCAAGCCCTGTGGGACTGAACGGAGGGGAATGCATGAGAAGCGGATATCCCCGGCGGCTGAAAGGCAGGGAAAAGCCCGAGCGCCGCCCTTGGGAGTTTTCCAAGAAGCTGGCCGTATGGGCTGTCGTCGTCGCTACTGCGGCGGCGGTGGCCTCTTTCGTTCTGGCTGCCAAGGATAAGCAGACTGTGAGCGACGTGACCAACACGATTTTCACCGCCTGCATCGGATACCTCGTTACCTATGCGGCCAAGTCCGCAACGGAAAAGGTCAGCCGGAACCGGCACGGCCTGGACGCCGATGGAAACCCCATCGAGAACAACATGGAGGAATGAGCTATGGAGTTTATCATCAACAACTGGTATATCATCGTGGCCGGTATCGCCGTCCTGGCGGTGGCTGGCGTGGCCGTCTACCGCTACTTCGGTCTGCCCAGCGATACCCAGCTGGCTAAGGTGCGGGAGTGGTTGCTGTGGGCGGTCACCGAGGCCGAGAAAGAGCTGGGCGGGGGAACGGGCAAGCTGAAGCTCCGGCAGGTCTATGACCTGTTCGTGACCCGGTTCCCCTGGCTGGCTAAAATCGTCTCTTTTGAGCTGTTCAGCGATATGGTGGATGATGCGCTGGACGAGATGCGGGAGATGCTGGCAAACAACCAGGCCGTCAAGGCGCTGGTGAACGGGGAGGGTGCGCAGAATGAATAAGAAACCCGTTAGCTATCTCCAGACCGACGCCCGGTGGAAGAACAAGCCCTACCGGGTCAAGGGCGAGAACGCCACCATCGGCGGCTCCGGCTGCGGCCCCACCGCCGCCGCCATGATCATCGAGACAATGACCGGGAAGAAGTTCACCCCGGAGGACGCTTGCAACTGGTCTATGGCCCACGGCTACAAGGCCTTGGGCAACGGTACCTACTACGGCTACTTCAAGCCGCAGTTCGCCGCCCATGGTATCGACTGCGATATGCTGAACTGGACCAAGACCTACGGCAAGCCCGACCACGCCAACCACAAGAAAGTGGAGGAGATGCTGAAGCAGGGGTACTACTTCATCGCTCTTATGGGGCCGGGCTTGTGGACCAGCGGCGGTCACTTCGTTGTGCTGTGGTGGCAGGACGGCAAAATGCGGATCAATGACCCGGCCAGCACCCGGGACGTCCGGCTGAACGGCGATATTCGCACGTTCCGCAGCCAGTGTTCCTACTACTGGTGGATCGGCGCCCGGAAGTTCAACGGCAACGGCGCCGCCGTCAAGCCCCCTGTCGCCTCCAGCGACACTCCCGCAACCGGGGCCGCTCCGTCCCTCGGGCTGAAAGTCGGTGACATCGTGAACTTCACCGGCACCCAGCACTATTTCAGCGCCAATACCTCGAAACCCTCCACCTGCAAGCCCGGTCAGGCCAAGGTGACGCAGATCTACAACGGGAAACACCCGTATCAGCTGATCTACGTTAAGGGCGGCGGCTCCACCGTCTATGGGTGGGTAGACGAAAAGGACATCCAGCCCCCGGCCCTGGCCGCAGTCGATAAGCTGGCAAAGCTGGGGGTTATCAATTCCCCGGACTACTGGAAACAGACTGTGAGCGGCGGCAAGGTGAAGTACCTGGACATTCTGCTGACCAAGGCGGCGGCAAAGATCACCAAGGCCGGTACCCGCTCCGCCACCCCGGAGGCTGGCGTGGCCTCCCTGGTGTCCGCCGGCGTTATCGACACCCCGGACTACTGGCTGAAGAACTACAACAACTACCCAAGCCTGGGGGCGCTGCTGTGCGCCCTCGGCGGTTCCGTATAAGCACAAACAGACAGATAGCCCCCTTGCAGGATCACCCTGCAAGGGGGCCTTTTCTTTTTGCCCTGGAAAGGCCGTTGTCGGACGTTCCGGGGCTGGGGATGGTGTTACCCGGCCTTGCCGCTGGATGGCGGTTATAACCCACGGGACGGGCCGCTATAAGCATAGCTCAATGTCCCCGCTGAACTCCCAATACCTCCTGGGGTCATACGAGCAGGCCCCGTCCTCCGGGGAGGGGAAATATGTATCGCCGTCCAGGAGCGCCTCGCCGCTTTTCACTTTCTGGAAGATAAGCTCCGCGGCATCGTCGCCGCCTTCCTGCAAAGTGTGGAACTCCTCCTCGGTAAGATGGAACGTCATACCAATGCGGCCCCATATCTTCTTTGTGTCGCTCATTCGCCCTCCTCCTTGTCCAGCCAAGTCCAGCCCGCCTCCTCCAAATCCGCAAAACCGTTGTAGACGTCCTCCAGGAGCAAGGCACCGTTCTCGTCCACGATAAGGCAGGGGGCCTCGTCGCCGTAGGCCTCATGCTCCAGCAAGAAACAGCGGGCGGGGATCGTCACGGGCTTTCCGTTGACATCTGGCGTCAGCTCGAACCGGGCCTCGGCAATCACATACCACGTTCCTCGGTGGCCCTCAACCTTGATGTGTTCGCTCGTTCTGGTAATCATACAGCTACCTCCATGTTCGATTTTCAAGGGGCAAATATCTGAAAAAGGGGCGGCGGTTGACTCCCCCTATGCCGATGGGGTATACCCATGAGCGCCCGCCGGGGTTGTCCGGCGGCTGGGCTTGCACCAGCGGCGGCTATGCCGTCGGCCTTGCGGGTCAGCGAGGAACTGTGGAAATGTCTAAGCGCAAAACAAGGTCAATCAGCTTTTGGCGAGCGGCGTAGTTGTCCTTTGCGCCCTTTGTCAGTGTGGCCCGGATGCCAGCCGGAGCTATGGAAATCCCATACTCAATTAGGCGATCCTCGGCGGCTATGAGTGCGGCTCGTGCGTCGTTGTATTCGGCCTCCAGACCACAAGCGGCAATTTCGGCGGCGGATTTCTTGTTGGCCTCGTCAAAAACGGCCTCGTCCATGATGCAATAGATTCTTTCGGGGGTGCTGCCGTCCGGGTTGGTGATACCGTGGGAAGCAATGTACGCCTGTTCAATCTCCTTTTCCCGTTCCTCCAGCGTTTTGACAAGGGCTTTTGCGGCCATATAATCACGCTGGACCTTGTTTGTTGTTCGT